TAAATATATCTGTTGCACCAGTATAAAAACCTGTAACAGTAAATGTACCACCTGTGTTATTTCTAAATGTTGCAATACCAGTAGCGTTATTATATGTACCACCAGTTACAAATACATCTGAAGATGAAGCACCAGTTATAGGTATTGTAATGTTACCAGTTGAATCAGCTGTTATGCCATTTACACTTAATGGTATAACACCACTTCTAGTTGGTGATGTTAATATAACATTTTGAAAAAGATTTGAATTAGCTAGTAAAGTAAAATTGTATGAAGAAAGATTTGATAATGTAATCTTACTACCTTCATTGGTTACATTAAATTCAACCATTGGATTACCTGAATTAGCATGTGTAATCATAGGTATTCCATCCATACACCATAATAGATGATAATTAGGGTTAAATATATCTTTAAACTGAAAACCACTATCAGATTTTATATAACCATCAACATATAAACTTGAACCACCTAAGATTTCAACAATGCTATCAGTTGCACTTGAACCAGTATCTAAAACACTTTGCAAATCTTGTGCAGAACCAGTCAATGTAATATTACCTGAAGTATCAGCAGATTGACCATTTACACTTATTGGAATAATACCAGAATTATTTGGAACACTTAATGTAATATCCTTATCAATAAATGTATTACCAAATATTGTCCATTGACCACCACCAATATTTGAAAAATTCATTGTATTGGTCGGCGCAGAAAAACTAGCAATAACTTTATCATTCAATTCATCATAAAATTGAACAGCTTCATTCAATCCACGTAATTGATAATAATTTGTCTGTATATCATTCCTAAATCTAAAACCAGTATCACTTGTTACATTGCCATCAACCAATATTGCCGAACCATCACTTAATTCTATAATGGCATTAACAGCAGAACTACCATTTTCAATAACACTTTGTAAATCCTGTGAACCAGTTACACCACTTATATTAACAGTACCACCTGTTGAATTATTCAAGGAAAGTACCCCATCACTATATGTACCACCAGTAATATATGTATCTGTACCACCAGTAACTGTTAAAACAATATTACCTGAAGTATCAGCAGATTGACCATTTACACTTAATACATATACACCATCCGCATCTGGCAACTTATGTACCCTAGTTTGGCCAGCTGAAATTGAAGATATATCAAACATTGCAGTACCTTCAGAACCATTGGTTTTACCTAAATAAAATCCACCATCCCTTATTTCAATGTTCCTAACACCATTATCCAATTGGATAATGTTATCATCAGGTGAATTATTGGTTATACTAAAATCAAACCCATTCATATCAAGCGTTCTTCTTGATATCAATTGACCATTTGAATTATATATGTTGGTTATATCACCACTTTTCAAAAACCCACCAACAGTAAATGTACCACCAGTATTATTCCTGTATGTAGCTACACCAGTACCAACATTGAAAGTACCACCAGTAACATACACATCTAAACCACTTGTACCACCTGTTAAAAATCCAGATATGTTGATTGAATTGCCAGAACTGTTAACCAATGATAATGTACCATTGGAATATGTACCACCTGTAATAATGCTTGGATTAAATGTATATTGTTCACCTAAATTGTTTTCAAGGGTTATCTGATATAACGTGGTGAACACATCTTGGATATATGTATTAGGTACACCAGCATTAAAACCACTTATGGTAAATGTACCACCAGTAGAATTGGTAAAGGTTGCTATACCATTTGATGGATTATATGTACCACCTGTTACATAGGTGTCTGTATATGTATAATAGCTTGGGGCTATATCCCAATCTTCACTTGGAATTGAATGATAATTACCACCCAAGAACCAACCAGTACCATCTGATGTTATTTCATCATCTGAATCACAACCAACCAACTTATTCTTCTTCAAGAATTCAATTAAATCAGCCTTATATGTGGTTGATAGATTATCATAGTAATCCTTTACAGCTTGTAAATCATTTTCAGATAGGTTATCGGCATTTGTGTCTGAAAGCTTCAATAATCCCTTATTGGTAAGCTTATAGTTGTTTGGTATGATGAATTCTGCAACAACCTTATTGATTAAATAAGGCTTTACAAGAATCAACATATCCTGATATAATGTGGTTAATGAACCACCAGATAATTCTTGGTTAACACCATTTAAAAGGTTGTAATAAAACTTATCAGTAAGAATTGGTCTAAGATTAACCTTCTGTACTGTTGCTACTGTCTGTTGAAGTAATTTATTATCAACATTTTCTTCAATAACACTTGCTGATATGATTTCATCCACATTAACCAATAATACCTTATCCAATTCTTGGATATCTGTATAGGTAAACTGACCAATGGTTGGTGATACATATTCTGATTCTTCAATTACATCAGTTGGGATATCATCAATATCACAATCACTTGCTGGAATACCCAAGAACCAACCAGTAGAATATGAAGTTACTTGAACATCATTCTGCTTATCATATTGGTTGGTGTCTTTTAAATACTGAATGATATCAGCCTTATAGCTTGATATAAGGTTGTTATAATAATCAATTACAGCTTCTTTATCACCTTCTGTCAAGTTATCAGCATTGGTATCATTAAGCTTCTGTAAACCTTTGGCTGATACCTTATATTGATTTAACTGAATGAATACACTTGTAGCCTTGGCAATAAGATAAGGCTTGGATATATCCAATAAATCAGATACTGAATTAGATATTGGTGTACCAGATAAGGTAAATGCTTCAATTTCTGAAGTAACCGTATCAAATATGGTTTTACCAATGATTGGTTTTAATCCAGTTTCTTGTGCTATGCTTAAAGCCTTAGATAATAGCTTTTGGTCTACATTTTCTTCAATTGGGCTATATGCTATGATTTCTTTTGGTGATATAAAAAGGTACTTCTTGTTCATTTAATTCTGTTTAATACTATAAGTATTATTGTTGTGTTCTTCTGGTTACTTTTAGCTGCTGCCATTGATGTCTACAATGTGAAGTGGTTTCATCAGTATCTGGATTGTAATACCAGCCACCACAAAACCTGAATACATCATATCCAAAGATTTCTGACATTCTCTGGATTTCTTCCCTTGTATATAATCGCTTGTTGTCAATCAACTTCACACAAAAGCTTCTTGATGTTGGTAATAAATCTTCACCTGATACTTCTGGTCTTTTGATATACTTGTACATGGTTAGCACTCTGTTGCTATCTGGTACATTGGGTTCTGGAAGTGGTTTAATCCTTATCCTTCCATCTTTATCTTCTTCATAGCTAATCACCCCAGATTTGGTTAAATCCTTCAGAATCGCATCTAATTGATTCTGGGTAACATCTATCTTCTTATCCTTTAATAGCTGTTGCAATTCATCAATCTTCAATCCCTTGATATCATTGTTTATGATGAAATCAGCAACATCAGATTGTTTATCAAATTGGAAATGGTTTACTTCTTCAATAACTTCAAATTCTTCAAATGCTGCACCCAAATCCTTGATTAATTCATAGTCTTCTTCAGTCAATGACTTGGAATTAGACTTTTTTTTTACATCCTCTGGTTGTTCTGATTGTTCTGATTGCTGTACTGGTTGAACTGGTTGAACCTGTGGTTGGCTATCTGATAATAACCTAGCACCTTGACCATTTGGTAGTGGTTCTTTACCATCCAATTCACGTAATTCATCAATGGTATATATCTTTTCCTTGATACTATCTGATAATCTGGTACTGAATAAAGGCTTATCAATGAATGACACCTTCTGACCACCTATTTCAGTAAAATTGGTAAACAGCTGATTTAATGCTGTTTCAATTTCACCACGTTTTACAGATACATAGTTCTTCTTGAAAATTTCATATGCTGTTTCAAGTTCTTGATTGCTACCAAGACTACCAGCTTTTAGAACACCAAATAAACTTGGACTACCTACTGTATGACCATACATTATATTTTCAATGTTTCTTGCATAGATTTCTACATATGCTTTATCCCAATCACTAGCTGACAATTGTTTGATATCAGCTGCTTGACCATCCTTATGTTGGAAGTCAACTATAATCTTAGCCCCAGATTCACCTCTATACTTTTGTTCCAAATCCCTTACCACTTGTTGCTTAACTGCTTCTGATACATTCTGACCATTGAAGAATGTTATAATGGTACTTGGGCTAAAATGGTTTTTGATGTTGTTTAAATGGAATTCAGCAATACTTGCATCTGTCATAATGCTTTTAGCTGAAGGGAAATATTCTGGTGTAGGATAAACCAAATTCATGCTTGGAAAGTAGCCGTCAAAATAGTAAACCTTGCTGTTACTTGTTTGGTTATCCTTCACATTATATCTGTCATATTGTACATATTTTCTGCTTAACACCCAATCTTCATTATAAAAGAACTTGGTTTTTGACTTATTCATTCTCAACCTTTGCATTGGGATATGATGATATTCAATTGGTTCATTGAATACATTAAAAACCACTTCAACAGCAAATGCATTGAATAAGATATAATCTTTGATACACTTTGAAGTGAATTCTACCAAGCTATCCGATGGATTAACCATGATATCTTTTGGTTCTTCACCAACCTTGATACCACCTCCGATTATATATGTTGTCTTCTGGTTGATGATAGCACTATGTACAGCTGAAGTATTGTATAATTCAATCAAGAAGTTAGGGAATTGATTATTCGTACCCCATGATACATATGTTGAATCTGAAGTGTTCTTAGATTCATAAGGCTGTGGGATATTAGTTGAACTAAAATCTAATATTATTGTATTCTTTGTGTTTTCCATTTAAACTTGGTATTTCTTTATATTATCCGTTATACACTATGTAATCATCATCCTCTTGTGTTGTTGGAAGTGATTTATATTCTTGTGTCCATTCTGTTGTTGATGAACCTGTATAACTGGTTATGTTTAATATTCCTGTTTCAATTGTGCTACCTGATTGTTCAATACTGTATTCATACTTCCCTTCACTATAGCCACTAAATGTGGTTATTGGTAGGCTGTATTTGTTATATCTGGCTGGATATGGTGAACTATCACTTGGTAGGCTTATTTGGCTATCTGTATTATCATACAGGTTTTTAAGGGATAAGGTTAATCCACTTGTGGTTGTACCAGTATTACCTTCAGTTATGGTGAAGATGAAGTTGGTATTACCTGTTAATGATTTATTTACTTCTATGGTCATATTGATGTCTTGTGTATAGTATATAAGTATGCTGAATATGTCAATTGGGTATGATGTTGACACCAAATAGCAATAAAAAACCCCCAGACTTTGCCTAGGGGTTTAATTGTTACAGTATGAAAAAACCGAATTAAGCTATTAAGCTTGGAATTAATGATTCATCTACAATGTAAGCTGGTTTTGAAGCTGTAGCTGTGAATGTGATGGTATAACCATTGGTATCACCAATTGCTGTACCTAAACCACCTTCTGAAGCTGTCATTTCACAAGTACCATCTTGTCCGATAAGGTAATACTTACCCATCTTAGACTTATAGATAATTGCTACTGGATTGTTGATAAGTGATTTTACAAAGTTTCTATTTTCAACAGAAATTTCACCTAAAACCAATGTACCTGTTTGTGTGAAGTATGATACTAAACCTTCTTTGGTGTAGGTTTCATTCAAACCTGAAGTTTCTCTGATAAGTTCTATTTCTACAAAAGAAGTACCAGATACACCAATATCGTTTACAACATCATTTCCACTAACAGCATATACTTCAGTTGTGGCTGTAGAAACTGGTACAAGGTCTTTGTATGCAATTGCATAGAATTTCTCTACACCACCCAATACAGCAACACCACAAGTTCTAGATAATCCTGATAATGATAAACATGCCATGTTATTAAATGTTTTATTTTAAGCTTATGGGGTGTGTATTTCAACACCCCCAAGCCAATGTTATTTTTTATAATCTAATCAAGATTAGATAGTAGCTTTCTTAGCCTCATCAGCCCAAACAACTGCAACACCTAAAGCATATTGGAAGTCAACATACCAGTTAGTTGTTTCAATTGAATATCTTACAGTAGCGTTATCTGCATCTGACTGACCGTCCATACCTAATTGCATGTTAGAAAGTCTGATACCAACTGCATTGTAAGTAGCACCATTCAAACCACCAGTTACATGTAACTTAGCTGAAGTACCAAACAATACTTTATCATCAGTTGTTCTGAAGATGTTAGCTTGTGCTAAAGCAACCAAATACTGGTCATACAATTCTTGTGAAATTGCAATAACGAAGTCAGGCTGGTTTCTTACAGTAGCATCAATAGCTAAGTAGAAGTTCTGAAGTTTTGCAACAACAGTTGAACCAGTTGGTGAAGTAGTACCTGTTACTTGCTTCAAGATACCATCAATTCTTTTGTTGTTGGTAGAACCAGTTAAGCTGGTATCACCCTGCCAAAGCATAGTTTCATTTACTTCAGCAATCTTCATAGCCTTTTCAGTCATCATTGCATCAGCAAAAGCTGGAAGGAATGATTCTTCTGGGGCTTGACCTTGTGCTAATGATTCAGCATAGAAGGTGTTCCAAAGTGTTTTTGGACACAAGTTTTCAAAAGAAGCTATAGGTTTTACAACCAAGTTCTTATTAGATAAGTTGGTAGTAGAAGAAGCTGTTCTTGAACATGAACTAGCATCAACCAAAGTAATGTCTGAATTCATCTTCAATATAGCCGAAGTGCCCTTGATTCCGAATTGTACGTTTCTTGAACCAATCAAAGCCTTAGCTGTTGGTGCTTCAAAGATAGATTTCATAGCATATCCAGAACCATTCTGAACGTAGCTACCTAAATTGTCAATATTAAAAGCCATTGTTAATTTGTTTTAATTTTTTTGTTATTATTTGCTTTATACTATTATAAGTATGTTGGTTTTAGCCAATTCAGATACTTTTATAGAATTATTTTAGAATGTTTAATAAATTCTTCATTTTTTCATGCTTTTCATCCTGTACACTAGGTTTTGAATTGGTTTGACTAAACTGTACAGGTGTCTTTGCAAGTGTCTTGATGTTATTATTCATCTCCTCAACAACCTTATTGAATTGTTGAATAGCTGATAAGGTTTCAGATTTAACTGATTCAACTTCTTTAGCCATCATTTCAGATATCATTGATTCCATAGCTGAAGCCATTTCTTCAACCTTTGCTTCCAATTCAGCCACCTTAGATTCCAATTCAGCAACCTTCGCATCTGGGGATGGTTGGTCAGCTGGTTGGTCAACTGGTGCTTCTGCTGGTGCATCTTCAGCTGGTGCTGATAAGTCTTCTTCAGATTCAGCTTTTACTGGCTGGTCTTGTGGTTGTGCATCTGCTGGTGCTTCTGCTGGTTTGATTTCTGTAATGATTCCAGCTGCTACAACATATGTATTGCCATCTTCCATAGGATATTCACCATCTGGTGCTGGTGCTAATGAACCATCCGCTTGAATCATCTCAACTTTACCACCAACTTCTTTTGAAGAAATCTGTAATTCACCTTCTGTATAGGTTTTTGAGAAATACCCTATCAAATTCCCTAACAATTTCTTCAAACCATTAATTACTTCATGTTTGTTATTATTCATTGTCTTTTTGCTTTTTATTGCTTTGTTATTATTTTATTAATTGAATTAATCAATTCCATTATTTCATCCTCTTGGGATTTAACCATCTTCTTGTTTTTATCCAACATTTCAAAGATTCCTTCAATGCTGAAGCCTTTAACCTTCCCTTCTTTAACTAGATTCCATACCTTCTGGTCTGTTACCTTCATCCCTACAATCCAACTACCATCTGGTGCATCTACACCTTTTGGTGCTGTTATACCCTTCTTTTCATCCACTATGTAGGATTGGAATACAAAAGATTTGGCTGGTATGGTTGAATGTTCAATGTTGGTTTTGTGTTGGAAGCCTAACATGAAGTATTGTTGGGCTATCTGTCTAATGGTTTCTTTTGAGAATACCACATTGAATTCATTTCCTTGTTTATCCCTTCTATATATCAATTGGTCTGGTATCATGGCTGCACCAATCAATTCCATTCTATCTTCATTAAGATTGAACTGGTGGTATTCCTGTTTGCCAAAAGCCATAAATTCTGATTCAATAGCTGGTTCTTCAACCAATGAAATGGCTGATACAATAGCATCATCATCAAGATTTATGGTTAATTCATATACTGGTAAATTCTTCTTCATGTTCTATATAGATATAAGTATGTTGGTTTTATCCAATTCAGGATAAATCCTTATTAAAATGTGCTGACTTGATTTAAGAAATTCCTTTTTTCTTCATTCTGTACTAAATCCCTATCCACAATAAAGGCACGTAATGGTTGTTGATTTTGGTTGGTTACACGTACATCTTGCACCTGTTGTGAAGCTGTTGATACTGCTGATATTTGGGGTGCTGATATATTTGGAATATTACCACCAGAACCACCAGCACCATTCTTGGTTGGTACTTTTACGTTCTTGATTTGCTTAACCAATGCCATACCTTTAGCTACAACACTAGCTGATAAGGCTACAGCTGCTAATACTTCTGCTGGTGTTTTAGCTGTTTTAATAGCATTAAAAGCATTGATACCAGCCAAGGTTGCACTAATTGTACCTTGTGCAATAGCCAAGGCTTTACCAGCTACTGTATCTCTACCAACTATATCAGAAACGCTACCTAGAATATCAGATGTGGTGTTTAATATAAAGTCCAATTCAGCCTGTTTAATGGCTTTTCTAGATTCAGCACCAGCTTCTTGAATTGCTGTAACATTAGCTTGGAAATCAGCTTCATTTGCTGCCAATGCATCTTTTTTGGCTTTATCATCTGCTAATTCCTTTGCTGCTGCATCTTTTCTATTCTTTATAGCCAATGCTGAATTATCATTGGTTGAACCACTTATTTCATTTGTAACCTTATTATTGATTTCTGTTACTTGTGCTGTAAAATCTAGGTTGTTTGGTTTTTTCTTAATGAAATCTGAATTATACTTTTCAGCTAATTTTTTTCTTATTTCTTCTTCTTTGGTTAACTGATTATTGGCATCCATTGTAGCCAATACATAAGCCCTAACATTATTGATATATCTTTTCTGGTTTGCATCAGCATTTTTAAGAAGATTATCAAACCTTTCATTTACCTCATTTACCTTTTGGTCAAATTCTGGTAATCCTTCATCCAAGAATCCTTTTAAGGTTTTATTGATTTCATCAGTATATTTCTGGGTTATACCTTTTCTTTTAATTTCATTTTCTTCAACAATTGTTGAAACATCCTTACCATACTTTCTATATAAGGCTAGTTTTACTTTAAAATCTTTATCCAATTCAAATAATTCCCTATCTCTATCATTTAATCTTGCTTTAAGAATATTATCTGAAGCTTCTTGTTCAATCTTCTTGATTTGGTTTAATTCATCTTCCCTAATCCTATTCCTTTCATCAGCTTTTCTTTTAAGTTCCGCTGTACGTTCTTTCTGACTTTCCTTGAACTTATCTGTACGTGTCTTTTCTTCTTCAATATCAATTCTTTTTAAAGCTTGTTCCTGTTGGAATATCTGCTTCTTTAATTCAAATTCTTCTTGGGTGCTTAGTACATCCTTTTTGGTTAATAATTCAACCTGTAAACTTTGAAGCTTTATCTTGATATTTTCCCTTTCAAGCTTATTGATTTCTTCTTGACTTGCACCCCTAGCTTTAAGATTCTTAATTTCTTCTTCATTCTTGGTTATGTTTATTCGTCTTTCAATTTCCCTTTGGCTTGAACTAAATATGTCATCTAAAGCCTTTTTCTGACGTTCCAATTCATCATTTAACTTGGATTGCTTATCTGCTGCTGTATCTGCACTATCACCAAATAAATCCATTTGGGAAACCAATTCACCAATCAATACAACCAATAATCCAATACCTGTAGCTGCTATTGCACCTTTTAATACCTTAAATGATGTGGCTGTGGTGTTAACACTAACACCAAAAGCTTTCATTATACCACTAGCTGCCAAGGTTAAACCATTATTGATTTTTGTTAAGCCATTACTTATACCCAAGAATTTATTAACATTCTTTACGGCATCTTGAAGGTTTTTATAATCACCTACTATATCAGCAACTGCTGAAAGACTTTGAAGTGTAAGAATTGCTTGTTCTGCTGATTTACTTTCAACACCCAACAGGTTCATACCAGCTGTAACACCTTGAATTGCCCTAGTAGCTATCTGTGCAACACCTATAAGTGGCTGTAATTTATTGTCTGGGTTTGCAGCGTTAACCGATTTGGTAAAATCATCTTGTGCATCTTTAAGTTTTGCCAATCTTTTGGTGGCGTCTGCTGCTACCTTTTCTGATACCAAACCTTTTTCATAGGCTATGGCTAATTGTTCTGCTTCAATTTTAGCCTGTTTAATTGCAGCCTTGAAGCTTGTAAATGGTTTATCAAGCTTAACACCATCAATTTCTGTAAGCTTACCTTTAACCTTATCCAATTCCTGTGCGGCATTACCAGTATCTAAATTGACACCTACAATGATTTGCTTTTTAATATCTGCCATATGTACTTTGCTTTATACTATAAGTATTCAGCTACCATCAATGGCATTAAAAAACCCCTATTTCTAGGGGTTTATATTTAAAATGTAATCTTCTGTAGTAAGACTTGGCTTGGCTTATCCTTTTCTTGATATTCAACCTTTAGAACCTTGAAGTATGCACCATTATTTTCACCTGTCTGGATATATACTGGAATCCTTAAATCCAGATTGGCTATATCAACTGGTGATAATAGTACATTGGCTTCAACATAGGTTACATCCAGATTTGTAAGGTCAGTAACCGATTGAATGTAGTATAGGTTATAGCTATTGGGGCTATTCTGGTAATCATCTGAATAATCAAAATAGACTTCTTTAGCCTCATTGAAATGCATATTTTGTATTACCTCATAACCTGATGTAAAGCCTGTATTTGGCTTTATAAAGTAATTGGAAGCCTGTGGATATATATTAACATCTGTTGTTAAACCACTTAATATTAAATAAGCATTTACATCATTTACTTGATTGATGTATGTACTATCATCATCCCAAAACCTAATTATTTGATTCCTGATATAATATGGCTGACATCCAACTAATCCATTAAAGTACATGAATCTTGTATTGGTCTTGGCTTTCTTTACTTCACCATTATCAACAGTATAAAGAAGTGGTAGTTTCCTATCAGAACCATTGATATTACTGATAACTGTTGGGCTGGTTATTAATTCAACCTTCTTTTCTGGTGTTAATCCATATTGGTCAAAGAATTGAAATGAACCATATACTTCATTGAACTTGTCTTGATAGGTCTTGGTTAGATAATCAACATCTGTCTTATAGGTGAATAAATAAGATTTTGGTATCTGAAGGTTTGATTTAACCTTAAATCCAGAACTATAATCAATCTTACCAGTCCAATCTAGTGCATTGGATATAAGGTTGGTTGGTGTACAGAATCTATAGAATGAATCATATTCTTCAAATATCAAGTGTTTGTAATTTTCATTATTGGTATATACCACCATGTTAAACTGGTTGATAACTGTCTTTAAGAAATCCAGTATTTTAATACCTGTTGGTGGTGCTGGTGTAACAAAATCATACACATTATATTCATATGTGTTTGTACCAATATAAAACCTTGGTGGTTCTTGTAACGGGCCTGTTAAGTTTCCATTGGTGGAATATACCTGACTACTGTTTGGTTCATATGCGAATTGGCTATTCTCATTGGCTGGACAGTATATATCACATTGATTGATTGTATAGCTGATATAAGGTGTAGTTCTTAAACCAGATACATCAAATTGTCCATCTATTGGTATGAATAGTATTCTTGGGAAAACCTTACTACCAGCTTCTACCTTAAAATCACCAAAGGTTACATCAAAATCAAATGAAAGTGTTTGTCCAGCTGCTAAATCCCTTGATATTTCACCAATTGTCTTATCATCATTTACAATAGCTATTTTCATTGTTGCAGGTTCAAAATCTGAAGCTACACTTACTGTACCTCTAACAACCAAACGCCAATTGGTTCTAAATGTCTTTAAGACACGTAATTGACCACCAGAACTATTCTGTAAGTAAAACCATCCCAAGGTTGTAATTGCCCTATCAGCTTGAATCAATCTGATTGATGGGATTGTTCTTGTAATATTGGCTGCAAAGTTATTACCAGCTACTTGTACACTAAATGGAGTGAAACCAGATGTAGTACCTGTAACCAATGTAGCTACTGTGGTAAAGCCTTGAATCTTATCTTCCAAGTTTTCCCTGTTATCTGGTACAATAACCCTATTGAATTGTTCAATGAAATCATCATAACCACGTATTTCATAGCTATATCCAGATAATTCTGGTAATGAAAATATCCTATCAAAGTATTCCTTTAAATATAAGGCTGGTTTATAGTTCTGGAAATTCCAGTTATCAAAGTCATTGTTGAATTCAGCACCATTGGTGTCTTCACCAAACTTATATCCATAGTCAATGTGTGGATATACATAGTTCATACCATATTCAAATGGTTGGTTATTGAATTGACCTGTAAACCTGTTGAATGTTTCTGTTGAAGTTGACCAACTGTTTTTGATTGTCTGTATTCGATATCTATGTCTTAAATCAGTTAAATCCAAATCTGATAACTGCTTTTCTTGTAACACATTTTTCAGTTCTGTTAAGGCTGTGGTTACAATACAGCTATAGGTTGCTTCACCATATCTATCAACTTGGTATTCTGCCAACCTTAATGAACCAACAAATATTAATTCGGTGTCCTCATATAATAAACACTTTACAGCCCTAAGTGGATTGTAGTTGAAGTATAACCTATTGCTTACAGCATCATTGGTTGATTTGGCTATATCAAAGAATTGACCAAAAGCATAATTATTAGCTTTAGTACCTTTTATCTGTAAGCTTTGAATAGGATTCTTTCTACTTCCCAAATCTTGGATATCCAATAAGGATATCAAGGTGGAATTCTGAATATCTTCTACATCCAATTCTGCTGTTTCTATTTCATCTGTCAAGAATAATCTAAATGCCATTTTAACTATTGATAATAATGCTGTTATTTGTCTTATATAAATCCACAAAACCTACTGGTAAGCTAAATGTGAATTCAATCTGTATTGGTCTACCTGTGTTTAATCTTCTTTTCTGCAATAAGTAATCCGTATTATCCAATGTAACAGGTATTAAATCCCCATTATTCAGTTCAAAATAGATTTCTTTGCTACCTACCAGTTCAGCTAACCAATTGGTCTGTAGGTCATCTAATGGCTTTGTGGTAAGTGTTACCTTGGCTGACATCTGGTTGAAATAAACTAGGGTTTCCATGTTAAACCGTTCATCTGTCTTATATACTGTTTCTTCTTCCAGATTGATGTTGTTCTTGATAATGGATTTCCTTTCTGAATTGTAGTTAATCCTAGGTTCTAACATCTGGATGGTATCAACACCACCTTGACTATTGGTGAAGAAGACATTGGTGTAGTTATAACATTCAGCTTCTTCAACCCTGTAATACTTGATTTCAGATAAGGCTGTTGAACCTGATTTGATTTGAATACCATATGTATCACCTATGTTGAGTGTAACACCACTTGCTTCCAGTCTTTTTGGTGATACCTGAAGTCTAACCATCTTTTCTGGTACGGCTTGTGTTACAGCTGGGATTGCATTTGCACCACCTGTAAATCCTGTTATACTGTTTGGGATAACGGTTAAACCAGAATAGGTTTCTGTTATAATCTCATCATCAGTACCACCTGTGAAGGTAAAATTGGATGAACCTGTGGTTAGGTCTAGGTTTGCTGTCATACCATTATAAACACTACAACCTGATACTACACCACTTCTATATGGTGAATTAACTGTAAACCTGTTGGTAGCTGTTTGAAAGGCTAAATAACCATAACCACTATTGTTGATGGATGATACCAATGCTGCTGTAAATGCTGATATATTACCAACCATAGTATCAGTAATGTTGATATTGGCTATATAGATATTACCACGTATAACGTCATTAGTTAAGATTGTAGCTGCTGTATTGGTATTTGCACTTGTAAGGCTATATCCAGATATTGTTGTAAATGCTGGAATACCAGATTCAGTAAAGCTAAAACTTACTGTTGAAGCTGATAAGTCTGATTCCAATGAATATAGGTTTGCAGCTGCACCACTACCAACTGGTGCTGTTATTGTGATTAGATTTCCATTTAAGTTTAATCCATATCCTGTACCACTACTGGTTACAACCATGTTATTATATAATCCTGTTGCTATTTGTGTTGTGGTTAATCCACTTGTTTGTGCTACATATGTTCCAAGTGTAACATATCCCAATGGTGTCAATACCCTAACCCTAATATTACCACCAGTACCTGTTGAACCTGTAATGGCTATGTAGCCATTTGCCCTAACTTCTGGTATAGCTGGTGTAATCGTAATAACATTATCTGGTGAACCAGTAAAGCTAAAGGTTGATGTACCACCTGTTGTTGATACAACCATATCAACCGTACTAATACCATCTTGAATCAAATACAATTGTTCTGAAGACCATTCATTAACCTTCTTGAAGTTGGGTTGATTGGTTAAAAACCTTCCATCTGTCTGACCTGTGGTTATAACAAATGTGGTGTTATCCAAATCATTGGTATAAAATGGTATATCCAGCTTTCCTTCATATGCATATCTGGTTGATGTGGTTATACCTGTTGATAGGGGTAATGTTAAACCAGACACAATACCAACATCTGTTACATTCAATTGATATCCTATGATTGGAAGTGTTTTACCAATCATAAGTGTATTGGTATTGTCTACATCAGACTTAACCAGACTGGATAAGGCATTACTAGCGTTAAAGTAACCAACTTGGGGTGTATTGGGTGTTGGATATACCTTACCAGTAAAAATGGTTGATAATGTGGATTGTTCAATTACATCCACTTCAAATAACCTTACATCTGATGTTGTTGAACTAAATGCAAATACAACTGGGTTTCCAGCTGTAGCATGTTTAATTGGTGTTCTATCTATATTTACCATAATTCAATATTTCTTTACTAATAAGTATTATCTATTCCACTTTCCCATTGGACATTGGCTTTCAAGACTTCTAATCTTTGCCATTAACGGACATCCACAACCACCACATACTTGGATTCCTATTTGTTCCATCTTCATTTCACATCCATTACACACTTCTTCACGTTCCTTGGCTATGGTTTCCACATCTGGTTTCTTGAAGAATAGGTTCTTCCAACCATTCCATATTTCCCTTATCTTCTTCATTACTTCTTATTTACTATATTCCTTCTGGCTTGGGGTTTAACGTCTATAACTTGGTTAACCGATTGTAAAACGAAATCAGCAACCACTTCACCCAATTCTTCAACCAGCTGGGGTATTTCCTTACTGTACACATTCCTTGGGCGAAAACCTTCTTTATATACCTTCTTTGCCATTCCCCAAGCTGCTGAATTAATCTGTTGTTCTTCTGTCAAATCCTTAAATGGTGATTCTGCACCCCTATACTTTGCGTTATCCCTTAAATTGATGTTCTTTCTTTTAATCCAGTCAACAAAGACCTTTTGCGGTGGCATTTTGTCACTAAAGCTATGTGGTGTATTATATAGCTTCTTTTCGCTGCCGTTCACCCCTCTATCTTGCCAGACTAGCCAAGGATAGGCATAAACATTAACTTGGTTTCCTAAAGCCTTTAATTCTATATCGCTAATCTTTCCGCTTACTGGCATATTTTCAGCATCAATATTATCCTTTACACGTTCAATGAAATCACCCAAGATGTTTTCAATTACGGTTAAACCTTCTTTCTGTACAAACTGGTTGATGTCAGTTCCAAGGTTATCCAATTGTTTAACCTTATCCAGATATTGTTGCTTTTTAGTATTTCTATATTGTCTAGCCATAGTTTAGTTTTTATTGTATTCAGCATGATAATACATTAGGGCTGCTAATCCAGCTACTTCAATTGCTGACCTTCTTTCCATTATTTCAAAGAAGGATTCATTGGTGTAACTGCTTATTTCTTTACAGAGAATATGCCAACCAATCTGTTGATAAATCTGCTTCTTATATTCGTTTTTGTCTGATTGGATTGCTGTTGTTCCTTCAGATGTTTCTTTAGTTCCGCTTTTGTTGATTTCATTGAAGCTATTACTGATTTCATTAATTCTGTCCTGAATAAAAAAAAACCAGTCATTACTTCAGCTATTGGTAATTGGTCTATTTCTTCATCAGTAAATCCATTCTTACTAAACTGTTTGATGAAGTTGTGAAGGTTTACCATATGGTCTTCAGTCTTAACAAACTGAATGTATTTATCCATATTGATTTCATCTATGGTTAACCACTTGATTCTACAATTCTTGATTTCAACCAATTCCATCTTGGATGTTAAGAAATCCATCTTCTGGGCTAAAGCTGATACTTCCAACATTGATAAACCTTCTATCTGGTCATGTGGTACACCAGTTAATTGGTGAATAGCTTCAATGGTGTTATACATACCATTCAAATCACCTTCACCTTCTTCAACCTTACACTTCATTAGCTTCTGGAATTGGGATAAGGTTACATCTGACCATGTTCTAGGTAGTTGGTTATATATGTTTTCGTATAATTCGCTGTGTTTCTTCATAGGGTTTTGTTTATTTATAAGTATTCTTAGCTTATATAAAGCTTCCAATCTTGGTAAGACAGGGCTTCATTCTTATAATGATTGGCTAGGGCTAGGGCTGCTATACAGTCATCCCTAAACCCTGATTGACTTTGAAAGGTCTGTGTACCATTGGGTAACTTTTTGTATTGATACACGTATAATTCATTGGCTGTTTCTTCATTTACCTTAACCTTACCTTGTTCTATATCCATAATCAATTCAGACATCATTACAGGCTTATTCTGGGCTGTCCAGATGTGAGGATTGATATTCTGACAGGTTCTGGATAAACGGTCATAAAACACCCAGCCATTACCTGTAGCATCAATGTATTTAGTTACATTACTTGGTAAGGCTAATATTCTTGCTTCCAGTATTTCAATTGGTTGTTTTAGATAAGCTTCAAAGTGGCACATATCACCATTGGCATCCAGACCAACAATAACAAACCTGTCATTACCTTGAAAGGCTACATCTATTCCGTATATAACTGGTGGTAAGGTTGATAATTGGGGTAAGGTTGCATTTCTGATTACTTCTGGTCTTATAGCACCATATGATGATTCAGAAGGTATAGCATAGATTTCTTCATTAATCTGGGCTTCTGTCATCAATGACATCAGATTTTCTAGGGCTTGTTTACTTATGTATGGATTATCAAAGCTTGTAAACTGCCATGACTTGATACCATTGATACCTTCCAATCCATCAGCATACATCTTGTAGAAATAGTTTCTACCATTAGGGGTTGACACCAACCATAAATCACCATTATTAGCTAGAAGCAATGGAAGGATTGATGAACCTAATTCCTTTTCTAAATCAGCTATGTGTGCAGCCTCATCTACCAAACAAATATCTATCTTGGTGAAACCTCTAGCTACATTTAAAGCTTGACCAGATACAAACATTACTTCACCACCATTTTTGATTTTAATTCTTCTGCTGCTTTTATTGGCTGATTTAATTACTTTTTCAGGAAAGACATTTAATATCTTATCATACATTTCATCCGCTAGAAAGAATGTTGGAGTGATATATACAACAGATTTGGCTTCTAACATAGCTGTAAAAGCCACATCCCTTAATAGTGTGGACTTCCCAACTTGTCTTCCAGCACAAATAACTTTGGTCTTGGCTTTATCATTCTTGATTTCAAGTTGTTTATTATATAGTTCTGGTATCTGAATCCTGTATTCCATCACCCTTGACATATTCTACCTTAATTGTTATTTCACCAGTATTTTCATTCTGGTTGGTGTTGCTGGATAGCTTTGGTTTAACATAGTTTAGAAGATTAACGTATAATTCAGCTGCCCTAGCTGGGCTTAAATTGTTTATTACATCTTCACTATTACACATTCTTTCTTGTAATAGATTCATAACTATCATAAATGCTTCATTAGCTTCTTTGGTACGTTTATTCAATGTACCTTTTGGCTTACCAGCTGGATTACCACTTACACCTTTCTTTAAGTTGGGATTGCCTCTTTTACCTGCCATAATTAGATTTTTTTTGAATTTTGCAAATTGCTTATCTACTATAGTAAGTATTATCCCTTCTTCTTTTTGCCTTTCTTGGTTTCCTTACAACATGATTCTGGTTCTGGTTTTGATTCCTGTACAGGTTCTTCTGTTACCTCTTGTACTGGTTCTGTATCTGTTATGACTTCTTCAACAGCTTGTACCATTTGTTCTTTGGTTATCTGTTTTAAGGTTCTGTCCTGCCATGATAGGATTACATTGAGATAATGTACAAGGCATGTGTTACATGCCACATCAACCATATATATTCCTGTAATGGATGAATACAGTTGTTTTACCTTTTGTCTTAATTCATGGTCAGCTTTGGCTTGACCAGTAGCGTTAAATTGGTGAAGGATAGGTAGGACTTCATTTGCAATTGCTAATTGTTCTTCTCTAGTCATTTTCTTTTTGTTTTTGATATACTGTTATTAATAGTTTTAGTTTTAGTTTAAGTCTATAGTATTTGGTGGTTTTTCTTTTTACACCAATTCTTTTCTTCTGTTTGATACGTTCTAGTAGTTGGTCTAGTGTTTTTGTTTCTTCTTCATTCAGGTTTTTATAGATAAATTCCCACATTGGGCTATCATCTTCAAAATCATCATTGGTCATGTTTTCTAATAAATCAATTGGGTGTTCATCTTCTTCCCTTTGAATTTCACCACATGATGAACCATACATTATCCAATTTGCTATTGAGTGCTTGGGGCTTTGTGTTTCCTTGTTTTTCAATACACCTTTTCTTACCATGATGGTGGTTGCTAGACCTATTAATCTTGCTGGGTTATCTTCAAACATTTCAATGATGGTTTCAGCTGGAATCTTTGACATATGTAAAAAGGTTTCTTGTACTATATCACTTTGTATATCCATCCCTAAAGGGTATTTGTGCCTAATCAGAAGGTTTGTAACCTTATCTTGGATAGCGTTACTGGTATATAGGTCTGTAAGTATCTTATTTTTTCTGGTGTGTAAATCCACTTTGATTTCATAGGTTTTGGGTTGGATTGTTATTAAATGACTTTGCAATGGCTGGTGAACCAATCTTTATCCATGACTTGAATAATATAATTGGTTTTTGTATGAACTAAATACTTCTGACCTTTTGTTGATTGGGTTAATTCTTGAAGTTTTTGTGTTGGGATGAGATAGAAGTTGGAATCATTTTCAAATTTGATAACGTAATAGTCTGAATTGGTGGCTGATATTCCTGATGGGTGTACTACTTGGTCTATAATCTTTCCAGTTTCCACAACAAATGAACCTGATTTCCATTTATTGGCTGGGTGTGTGGTATAGTCATCATTCCATTTGACTTCATAGGTTGCAACCTTACCAGAATTGGTTATACTGGTTGCTGTAGAACGTACATCCCAATAGGGAAATTCACCTAAGTGTTGACTGTTTTCAGTTAAACACTTATACTTGGATTGGATGTGTTGTTCAAACTGTCTTTCTACCTCTTGTGATTTTTTTAGGTCTGCATTAAACATATTTATTTGATTTGCTATTTTATAAATATGTCAATGTTTGCAAAACCTGGTGTTTGGGGTATAGGGAAATAAAAAAAGCCACCTGATTGGGTGGCTTTTGTGTATCTAAGACTATTTTGGTTATCTTAATTCCAAACCTAGTTGATGTATTTGTTCCTTGGTAACATACTTTGCTGTTACATCATATTCACCAAGGTCTATGTGTTTAGACAATACAGGAATGTTATGTTGTTTTAAAAGCAATTGCAGCTTCTTAGGGGTTACTTTATATATTTTACATATTTGGGTTTGGGAATAATATAAATCCCTTTCAATTGGCTTATTTTGCTTTTGGATGGTATTGGTTAACATCTTATATATTTTATTGCGTTTATGCTTTTGTGTTCTAAGTCTAGTTTTTTCTTTACCAACAGAACTTAGGTGATAATTAATCACACTTTTTGAACAACCAAGTTCCATCATGATTTCTTTATAAGTTAAAGCTTTTTCCCTCAATTCGGCTATTTTTTGACCTAAACTTGAATCAAGCTTTAATTTTGGTTCTGATTCCTGTTTTTTTTCTTTTAAATCGGCTATTTTTCTGATTTCTCTGTTGGATTTTAATTTATTATTTCTAGCTTGAAGAACATCTGGACGTAATATATAGGATATGGATTGTCTAGATATCCCATACTTTACTGCCAATTCCAATATTTTCATACCAGAATTATAATCTTGGCGTATAGCTTGATTCCTCTTTTCCTTTTCAAGTTGAAGTGGTGTTGGTTTTTTTTCTTTTTTAGGTTTGACTACAACAGGTACAACCTTGGTGTTGGGTAGAAGACTATTATAGCATCTAACTACATTCCTTCTAAATTTAGCTTTAACGGATTGAACCAAACCTATTGATACAAGTAGCTTTTTGGCTATGGTTTGATTAGACCTTGTAAGTACCATTTCTTGCTGTTGTGGTGTAAGGTCAGCAAAAGCCATTTCTAGGGCTTTTCTTTTTAGTTGGGTATCTTCATCCTCTTCTTCTGGAAATTGGCTAGAATCGTCTGGAATTACTTCTGATAGCATATCACCATAAGTTTGGGTTGGTGATATAGGTGAATCAAATCTAGCGTTACGTTGTTCATACTTTTGTCTTTTTTCAATTTTGGTTAGTAGTGATGAATTAAAAGCCCTGTATAGGTATGACTTGATGGAATTGAAGTTGTATTTATCCAGATTACCAGATTCCATTTGTTGCCAACATTGTTGGGCTGTATAGAAAATAGCTTCTTCAATTTCTAATGAAGAAAGTTGGTGTTGGTATTTGTTGGCTGCATTATGTTTGATTAACCAATCAAAGTAGTTTATTAGTTGATGTATGGTTATACCAGTCTTGGGGTTTATGTCAATGATGTATTCTTTCTTTACGTTAAGTCTTGGTCTTTTCTGCTTGTATGTAGTCATCTTTGTTCTTTCTCTATATATATCTGGAAAAAGAAGAAAGTGTAGACTAT